TGAACCGCAATAAAAAGGAACATTATCAGTATCAATATCTCCTCTTTTTAACCAAGTACTAAATGTAAATTTTTTATTACTTGTAGGTGTGCCTTGAGTAAATGTTAAATATGTAGCCATTAATTATATTGTCCTCCTCCGTCCATATCAAAGCTCCATGTCATCGTGAAAGCTCTCGCTGCAGTTTGTCCTTCCGCATCCGTTGCTGTAACGGTAAAACTATCAGTCGCTGCTACAGAGTGTTGAGTCTGTGTTCCTGTTATTGTACAGCTTCCTACACCTGTTGTAAATGTGAGAGGTGTTGCAATCGCTCCGCTAGTAATAGCGAACGATGTAGCATCAGTTGCTGTTAAAGTTTGTGTCGGAAGGGCGTCTAATCCAGCAAAAGTTCCTAACGATCCTGAACCAGTGACCCAGGCAGGGGCATCACTTACAGTTAAATCTGCGGATGTAGTTCGAACCGCATTTCCATCTGGATTTTCAACTCTAACAAAATAAGTTCCGTCAACGGGTAAAGTAAAGGTAGCGGTTATTGAAGCTGCAGAAGTATAAGTAATACTATCAGCTACCACAATAGCTCCTGTTGCATTAATCGCCTCAACAGAAGGCATATTAGTAAAATTGGTTCCTGCAATCACAACGGCTGTAGCCGTATTGGGAACAACATCAGGAGTGAGTGAAGTAATAGTAGGTCTAGTTTCTGCCGCTGCCCAAGTATTATTTCCAGCTAAAAAAGTCGAAGAAGAAGCCGACCCTGATCCTAAATTTCCTGTGGGTATTGTACCTGTAATTTGAGTTGTAACATCGATACCGGTTCCTAGTCCCGCAACAGTTGCTGGTAAGGTAATTGTTTTTGTGCTTAAATTTTGTGTGGCTGCTAGTTTTCCTGCGGTGACATTTAAATCTTTAACCTTTGCTGTTTCAACAGCATCGGTCGCGAGTTTGTCAGCAGTAATAATTCCATCAGTAATATCTGATGAAGTTAAAGCTGCAGATGCAGGTTTAGTTCCAATGTATCCCATATGTTAATATCCTTATGTGCTAATTTCATCGACCGCACTTACCCAAACATCAACTGAAGCTGCATCCGAACTTTGGACATATAATACATCTAAAGCTTGAACTACGAATTTTGCTCCGCCGTCCAAAATCTGTAAAGATGAACCCGTTGGTATGGGTGCGTCCTTTACTAAATAGATATTATTAGATCCATCATAGATGTAACAATCTACAGTGATGGCTGTGGAAAGTATATTCGATAAAGATATCCCTACAATAGCATCATAGGAATTAGCAGTATAAACTGCTTGCGCTCCTGTGCCGACTGCGTTGTATGTATATCTTCGAAAATTTTGAGCCATATGTTTCTCCTTATAGTGCGATGGCTACGGCCAAAGCAAATCCTTTTCCTGCTGCATTAATAGTGTTCGCTGAGTCATCTATATAAGCTACCTTGCTGGCAGGCATTGTACAAAACACATCTTTTGTGCCCGCTGTAAAAGTAACCGCTGCATCACCATTAGAACTTGAGATAATTGTATCTCTAGCTAACGTGCCTGCGCCTACAGTTCCAATACCAACTTCAAATTGAGCTGCGTTCTGTGTATGGATGGTATAATAAGTTGTACTTGCATTTCCAATCGCACTAGAAAAGGTTTCAAATCCTGTAACAGCACCATCTAAGGTAAACGTTCCTGTTCCTGTAGTTGTGCTGGTTTCTTTTACTCTATCATTTATTACAAAAGCCATTTTTAATCCTGCGTTGGTGGTGGTGATTTAAGAGGCGTTCGAATAACTCCATCCTGGTATTCGTCCCTGCGTCTACGACCTTGTTGTTCTATCGCATACGATTGCAAAGCCTGCTGATACGATTGCTGATAGTACTGTACCATGTTTTGCGGACCTTTCAAGTATCCATATGCTTCTAACAGAGCAGCATACAAAAGTAAATCCTGATATTTGTTGCTCAGATAAGTAGTTGTGGAATCAGATGCCGTAATACTTGATGGCTGTTTAATATAAGCCAAAGTAATTTCATAAGCTCTATCCGGTGTAGGCGCCACTAACCAATATTGAGCGTCCCAATTAGCATAATATTTAGGCAGTCCTGAAGAAGTAGAAGGGGTATCATAATATTCCGTCATGAAAGAAGTGTCCTTTTTCTCTAAATAAACATGAACATTAGGGGTTACATTGTCGTTAGTAAGCTGAGCATAACGAATAATCCTTAAATCCGTAGGAATCGTTACATATCGATTGCCAATAGTTAAATTCGAAGTCGCATAAAATCGGTTATCATCGTTATCAGCTTCTCTATAAATTCTGTTTTCTGCATTTTTAGTAAGGGTTGTACAGATAGCATCCGTTAAAACGGTATCATCTACTTCCGTATAGCTTCTTAAATCAGTTTTTAAATTTGCAAATGTATATGCCATTATGGTCTATCTCCTACCGGTCCTGCGAAAGCAGGAAACCCTCCTCCACTTGTAGCACTAGTTGCAGCCGAAACCAAAGAAAAAGTGTATTGATTACTGACAGTTTTAGTAGTGGGCATCCCAGGATAAGGAACACTAATATTAATCGGGGTAATACTATAAGATCCAAATACTACGTCCCCATCCTCATGGGCATTAGCCGTACTAGCTTGTGGAATTAATCCATAAGTAGGTGCAGCTGATCCACGCGTTAAACCGGTTAAAGTATGTGTCGACTTGCCTGTATATTTAATAACTTCACTGACGGTAAAAGTATTTTCTCCATCGGTTCGTTGTTGAGCCGTAGGTTTAGTTTGAACATAGATATATCCTGAACTTGGAAACGCAGAAGCATCTGTTAGAGTTAAAGATGTAGCTGTTGCCGTAATGGCTCCATTCAAAGTGTTTTCTAATTCTAAAGTTGAAATAGCAACTCCTCCAACCACTGCATGAACTTGTCTAAACCTTACTGCATCTCCAGCTGAAAAATTATGGTTCGGTTGTGTTACAGTAACCGTTGTACCGACTGTCGTCGTAAAAGGATTATTAGGTAAAATAGTAGGTGTAGGAAAAGCTGTTCGAGCAGGTCTTACTTTGCTCAATGATATTGAATCAGCGCTTAAAGTCTTAGGTCTAAGTTGAGGTTGTTTAGGTTCGTATTCAGAAACATGAACAAAAGCTCCTGTCCATTCAGTAACCATTTCCCTCCAGGGAAATTGTAACCCTGAACGATCTGAGATAGCGAGTGCATGTTTTCCTGATGCATATTTTGGCATTAGATATTTGGATAATAAGCTTTAGGTGTTATATAAGTACTTGCTGCTGATCCGTCCTCCTGTAAAGCTCTAGCCAATTCATCTTCGTATAATAATTTAAAGGCTTGTGTTTTTTCCATTCTATATTTTTGTGATAAATAATAAGCTAACCCTGCGACCATGGGTGGAATAAAACGAAAAGGAACATCGGTTGCATTAGAATACGTTCCTGCATCTTGAATTCTTTTAACAAAATAGATATGTAAATTTTTAGCAGCATTACTTGCATCGGGAGTTGGGTAGATAGTCATGGTTACTCTATCGATAAATCTTTGAACCCAGAAATTACTTGGAGTGCCTTCTGCTTCTTTATTCGCGTAGCCTGAATAAGTAGAACGATCTACTTTACCAAGCGCAGCATCAGATTGAGTATTCCCTGCCATGTTCGTTCGTAAAGAACATTGTTCAATGTCCGAGAATCCCGGAACATAATTAGTTACGACGGCTCCATCAGAATGTGTAGCTGCTGTCGTAGAATGAGCACCACGGGTTACACCCGTTAATTCTAAACCACTAAACCCTACATAAGTGATATCTTCACTACCAATTCTAACAGTACCTTGATTATTCATTCCCGTAATAGAATCCAATGTGATTCCACTTGTAGCACTAGCACTACTAATGGCTCCATCTAAAGTAGTATTAAGACCGTTAGATTTTTGTAAAGCCGTTGCCCCAGTAGTGGGCATATCCGAAGGATATCTGTAAAAATTAAATTCTCTTTCTCCTTGGGTCAAAGTAAGATTTAAAGTTCCTACTTCCCAATAATGCAATCCTCGATTTCCCCATTCTTGAAAAAGAATGTTGAGTGATCGTCTTGCCGCTCTTAATTGATAGCCTGAAACATTAGGAAATCCTACTCGTTCAAAAGCCTCTTCAACAATGTCAGCAATAGTGAAGGTTTTCCCAAACGTGTAATTGTCGGACGTCGTGTTAGGCATGAGTTACCTCCTAACCGTAAAAGAATGTTACGTCTGCTATAGTTCCTAAGGAACAAGTTGCACTTGTTTTACAATGTAAGCCAGTACCTGGAAAAGTTACACTGTATACAAAAGGATTAGTCGATCCATTGGGTGTTCCAAAAATCCCAAGTGAAGATCCTGATGCACCACCATCTTCTATATCGATAGTCCCAGCTCCTGCTGTGCAATTTGCCGAAAACCCTAAAATTCTTGCAGGACCTGCAAAAATAACCTGGTTAGCTGCTGTGCTCGTTATTCTTTTTATTTTTATATCTACTGGATACGTACTCATTCTTAATCTCCCAGTCTAATAATAGCGTCAGCTGCTGTTGGAGCGGGCCACTGAATCGTGAAGTCTCCTGAAGTTGCTGTTTTATCGCCACCAAAGTCTAGAACTAAAATTAACATATTCGCTGGAGTTGTACTTGTATTATAGATTGCTGCTCCAAGTGAAGTTAATGTTACACTTGAAAATGTAGTATTTACAAAATCTACAATCGCTGTATTACTTCCAGGAATACTTCCGCTTAAAGTATCTAACGATACAACATTTCCACCCGTTGCATAACCTGTTCCAACAGAACTTACTTCGTTGGTTGAGCTATAAACAGTAGAACTCGTTGTATAAGGGGGTCCTAACGTAGTGACATATAAAGCTACTTTGAAAACTTGGGCGCTCACTCCATATTCAAAATTATGAGAGCCTGCTAACAGTTCTGCTTTAAAACTATCTGGTACAATATTTGCCATATTACTTCCTTTTTAATTTGTATTTAACAGGTTGTCAATAAGTAGATGTGAGCTCCCGAAGAAGCTCACAAAAACTATTAAACTATTATGAACCTGCCCAAGTACCTTGCACATTTAAAACGTACCACATAGTTCCAGATGCTCCAGAATGTATAGTTACAAAATCGCCAACTTTTGATGTCGCTTTTGTATTCGTTAATGTTGTGTGGGTACCGCCAGCAAAACTAAATTTTGATCCTACTGGTTCGGTAATTTTAATTTCATTCGCTGCGTCTGCTCCAGTGTTGACTATACTATATGTATATCCATTACCGTGTGCATGCGTAGTGAACGTGGGACTGCCAGATTTACTAGTAAACAATTTGCCGAGATCTCCCGTTGCTATAGTGTAATCTGCATTTTTTTCTTCAAGGTTATATCCAGTTACGCCGGCTTCATTAAATTTGCCTTGTAAGACTGGTCCTCGAAAACGTGTTTGTGCCATGATTATAATCCTCCTAGTTTGTGAATGCTGTCTCTAGGCCGTCGAGTATACTCGTCAGCATTCTTATAAATAATTGTATACTGATTAATATATAGCTCAAATTTAGATTGAGCGCAAGGTATCCCTACCTATTTGTATGATTTTTTAATAGCGCTTAAGTGGCTATTGAAACTTCGGCCTTAGAGTCGTTTATTTTGGTCTGAAGCGTTTGTTCTTCAAACTCTTTGGCAATGATCTCTTTAATAACATCCTGGATTTGTCTATTGATCTCAATCATCCGAATATTATGTTTCCCTGACTTCAGGTGCTCGTTTTGCCATTCTAACTCCAAGGACTTCTTCGTAATGTACAGGTCTTCCGTCATTTA